TGCAAGAGTTTACCCCGCATCGAGGCACAGGCGATAAAATAGCGCGTGTTAACGCAATATCAGATATATTTAGGTCTGGTATGGTGTGGTATCCCACAAGTTATAAATGGGCCGAAGAGGTAGTCGAGCAAGTTGCGGCATTTCCTGCGTTAGACCACGATGACATGGTTGACTGCGTGTCGATGGCACTTGCCCGGTTCCGTAGTGGTGGGTTCATTCGATTAGACAGTGACGCTGAAGACGAAATCATGCGACCACGTGTTGCGGCTTACTATTAGGAATAATTATGGCAATTGAAAAAAGTTTGTACGCAGCACCACAGGGCATTGATGCACTAGATGAGGACCAGACACCCGAGATAGAGTTAGAAATTGTCAATCCTGATATGGTGCGCTTAGATGATGGCAGCGTTGAGATCACGATCATCCCTAACAAGAAAGGCGATGACGAGGATGTGCCGTTTAGCGCCAACCTTGCCGAGCACATTGACGATAGAGACCTTGCCACACTGGTAGGTGACTTGATTGCCGACTATGACAACGACATTGCGAGTCGCAAGGACTGGGAGCAGACGTATACCGATGGTATTAAGCTGTTAGGTCTGAAGTATGAAGAGCGCATAGAGCCTTGGCCCGGTGCCTGTGGTGTGTACTCCCCGCTGATTGCAGAAGCTGCAGTGCGCTTCCAAGCAGAAGCGATTATGGAGACGTTTCCTGCGGCAGGTCCTGTCAAGACTCAGATCATTGGCAAGATATCGCCTGAGAAAACAGACGCGGCACAACGTGTGCAAGATGACATGAACTACGAGCTGACTGAGGTCATGCGCGAATACCGGTCAGAGCACGAGAAGATGTTATGGAACCTGCCGATTGCGGGTTCAGCGTTTAAGAAGGTCTACTTTGACCCAAGCCTTGGGCGGCAAGTCAGTATGTTTGTGCCAGCCGAGGATGTGGTGTTGCCATACGGCACGAGCGAGATCAGCATGTGTGAGCGCATCACACACCGCATGAGAAAGACTAAGAACCAGTTGCTCAAGCTCCAAGAGTCAGGGTTCTACCGTGCAGATGTGGACATTGAAGATGGTCCTGTCCTGCAGATTGATGAGATTCAGAAAGCCAAGGATCGTGAGACTGGGTTTAGCGCGACATACGATGATCGCCCGCTCCTGCTTGAGATGCACGTTGAGCTTGACTTGCCGGGGTTTGAAGATACGAACGCCGAGGGTGAAGAGACTGGGATTGCTCTGCCGTACGTTGTGACCCTGCTAAAAGACTCTACTACGATCTTATCAATCCGCCGCAACTGGGACCCCGAAGCAGAAGCTATGCTCTCGCCGCGCCCGAAAGCATTTGATGGTGCTGATTCTGATGCGTACACACCAAAAGCATCGCGCCAGTACTTCGTGCATTATCAGTACGTGCCGGGCTTTGGCTCATATGGCTTTGGTTTGGTTCACTTAGTCGGCAACAGCGCCAAGAGTGCTACGAGCATTACGCGCCAGTTGGTTGATGCAGGTACGCTGTCTAACCTGCCGGGTGGTATGAAGACCCGAGGCTTGCGCATCAAGGGCGATGACACACCGATCTCACCGGGCGAGTTCCGCGATGTGGACGTAAGTTCGGGATCGTTGCGCGATAACATCATGCCCCTGCCTTACAAAGAGCCAAGCCAAGTGTTGCTGGGTTTGCGTGGCATCATCATTGAGGAAGCTCAGAAGTTTGCTGCAGCACCAGACATGAAGATCAGCGACATGTCTGCTAACGCCCCCGTGGGCACAACACTCGCGTTAATTGAGCGCAACCTGAAAGTGATGTCTGCAGTCCAAGCGCGGATGCACTTCTCAATGAAGCAAGAGTTCAAGTTGCTTGCTGGGTTGATCCGTGACTTCTCACCGTCAGAGTACGACTACCAGCCAGAAGAGGGCGCACGTAGCTCGCGCAAGCGCGACTATAGCCTCGTCGATATCATTCCCGTCAGCGACCCAAACGCATCAACGCTCGCGCAGCGCGTGGTGCAGTATCAGGCGGTGATCCAGTTAGCGCAGATGGCTCCACAGATTTACAACTTGCCTAAGTTGCACCGCCAGATGTTGGAAGTGCTTAACATCAAGGAAGCCGACAAGCTTGTGCCGCTGGAAGATGACCACAAGCCCACAGACCCTGTGACCGAGAACATGAATATCTTGATGGGTAAACCTGTTAAAGCGTTTCAGTTCCAAGACCACGAGGCGCACATCCGCACTCACATGGCTGCGATGCAAGACCCCAAGATTGCGCAAGTTATGGGGCAGAACCCACAGGCACAAATCCTGCTGCAAGCCGCAAATGCGCACATTACTGAGCACGTAGCCATGGCATACCGCGAGAAAATGGAGCAACAGTTGGGTGTGTCACTGCCTGATCCAGAAGCTAAGCTTTCGCGCGAGATCGAGTACCAGATATCAGGGTTAATCGCTCAAGCTGCGGGTCAACTCTTAGGTAAAAATCAAGCAGAAGCCCGTGCACAGCAAGCCGCGCAGACCGCACAAGACCCGCTCGTACAGATGCAGCAAGCCGAGTTGCAACTCAAAGCTAAGGAAGTTGCCATTAAAGAGAAGCAGATGATGGTTGACGCTGCAGATAAGGCTGACAAGATAGCACTTGAGCGCGAGAAACTCAAAGCTGACAACGAGCGTGAAGGTCTGAAGCTAGGTCTCAAGTCACAGTACGATCAAAGCAAACTCAAAGCAGACCAAGAGCGTGAGGGTTTGAGAGTAGGCGTTGATATTGCTAAGAGCAAAGCGCAGATGGCATATGACCGAGAAACACTACAAAGTAAAACCACATCTAGAAATGGAGCTGAATAATAATGGATGTAATCGACGTTCTACGCAAAAAACTACGTGAACGCATGAACGCCTTGGCTGACGATGTAGCAACCGGGCGCTGTAAGGATTTTGGTGAATACCAAAAACTCTGTGGGGTAATAGAGGGCTTGGCCTACGCAGAGCGAGACCTGCTTGACCTCAAGCAACAAATGGAAGACCACGACAATGAGTGAAATCTTGATCGGTGCTAATCCCAACAACCCACAAATTGTTGGCTCAGTAAATTTCTCAGCAACTGCTGAAGAAAAAGCAACACAACTTCCTATCCCGTCAGGTTGGCGCATCCTTTGTGCTATTCCTGAAGCCGACAAGGAGTTTGACAGCGGTATCGCTAAGTCAGATGAAACCCTTCGCATTGAAGAGACACTGACCACGGTGCTGTTTGTAGTCAAGCTAGGTCCTGATTGTTATGCCGACAAAACACGGTATCCGTCAGGCCCTTGGTGCAAAGAAGGCGACTTTGTTTTGGTACGCCCCAACGCAGGTTCACGACTAGTCATTCATGGTCGAGAATTTCGCATGATTAACGAAGATTCCGTCGAGGGCATTGTGCTTGATCCTCGTGGCATTCGTCGCAAATAAGGAATAAACATGGCTGAATTTGAAAAAAATGAGTTCAAATTTCCCGATGAAGTTGGGGATGAGAACAACATTACCCTTGAGTTAGAGGGCGATGAGAACGTTGAGATTGAAGTTGTCGATGACACTCCTGCTCAAGACCGGGGGCGTAAACCCCTAGACCGCGAGGTAGCTGACCCGACTGACGAGGAACTTAACGAATACAGCAGCAAAGTCCAGAAACGGATGAAAGAGCTGACTCATAAGAGCCACGACGAGCGGCGCAAGGCAGAAGCCCTGTACCGTGAGAAGACGGAGTTGGAACGCGCTGCACAGGCTCTGGCTGCTGAAAACAAGCGGTTGCATGAGTACGTTAATGTGGGGCAACACGCCTATATTGACAAATCCAAATCGCTGGCACAAATTGCCATGGACAACGCCAAGGCTAAATTCAAGTCTGCGTTAGACATCGGTGACACGGAAGCCGCAACCTCTGCCCAGCAAGAAATGATGGCTGCACAGATGGAAATGGAGCAGGTTAATAATTTTAAACCTACCCCCTTGCGCGAACCGGAACAATCTGCGTATACTCAACCAACTGCTGCGCGTTACCCGCACGAGACTCTAGACAATCGTGTTGTTGGTTGGGCAAATAGTAACCCGTGGTTTCAGCGGCCCGGCGATGAAGATATGACAGGTTATGCGTATAGCGTACACAATAACCTCGTGCAAAACTATGGGCAAGAGTACGTTCGTACGGATGAGTACTACAACAAAATTGACACAGCAATGCGGAAAGCTTTTCCAAAACGCTTTGGCATTGTTGAAGTAGATACAGGCGATGCCCCACCCACAAGGCAAAGCCGCCCCAACAACGTTGTTGCATCAGCACAACGCGCAACGGCTCCGAAAAAAATTCGGTTGTCGCTTACACAACAAAACGTAGCCAAGAAACTAGGTATTTCTCTTGAGCTGTACGCCAAAAAAGTAGCAGAATTGGAGGCCCAAAATGGCTGAAAACAAATTATCACGTGAGCAAGAAACCCGTGCAGTTCAACAGCGCCCTCAGCAGTGGGCACCTGCAGAATTGTTACCGGAACCCGACAAACAGCCGGGCTATGCTTACCGCTGGATTCGCGTTGCAATCAACAACCAAGTTGACCCACGTAACCTATCGGCTAAACTCCGCGAGGGCTGGGAACCAGTAACGTTAAGTGAGCAACCTCAGTTTCAACTGCTAGTTGATCCCAATAGTCGTTTCAAAGACAACATTGAGATTGGCGGGTTAGTGCTCTGCAAGACACCAAAAGAGTTTGTTGATCAACGTACGCAATACTACGCCAAGCAGACGCAGGCTCAGACGGATGCTGTAGACAATAACCTCATGCGCCAAAGTGACGCTCGTATGCCTATTTTTAAAGAAAGTAAGTCATCGACAAGCTTTGGTAAAGGTTCTTAAATTTAACTATGGAGTCTTAAATGGCTTATCCTACTGTTGACAAACCTTATGGTTTGAAACCGGTCAATTTAATTGGCGGTCAAGTCTTTGCAGGCGCGACTCGTCAGATGGAAATTGCATCGGGTTACGCTACTAACATTTTTTACGGCGACCTCGTTAAACGCATCTCTGACGGCAC